AGAAAGCCGAGGAAATAACGCTGGCTGGTGAGCGCCAAGCGCGGGCCAGAATAGCATCCCGTGAATTAGAGGAAAATCAAAAACTTGGATTCCTGTCACGGTCGGCCCGCCAGTTTTCGGTAATAGCTACACAGCAATCAACACTTCAAAAAGCCCTTGCCATCACAGCGGCATCCATTGATACCTACGTGGCCGCAACGGCAGCATTAAAACCACCGCCAGTCGGTGCCGGGCCTTTGTTCGGGCCTATCTTGGCCGCGTCAACTATTGCGCTTGGCTTGTCAAACGTTCAGAGAATTGCAGGATTTGCAGGTGGTGGCCGCATTGGCCGGGGCTTTGGGGTGCCCATTTCCAGGTCAAACGGGGACAACATACTGGCCACAGTTAAAACAGGTGAGGTAATCCTGAACGAACGGCAGCAGGCAGCCCTTGGTGGGTCGAGGACATTCCGATCTATTGGCGTTCCCGGATTTGCTGATGGTGGCGTTGTGGGCTTCCCATCCTCGGCCATTGACACCGGGCAGGCATCACTACTAGATTTTTCAAGGCTCCAGCAGTTGCTTCAATCGCAGCCGATAAAGGTTACGGTCGAGGACATCAACAAAGGATTAGAACGGGCTAAACAGGTCGAAGTACAGGCAACATTCTAAGCAATGGAAAACTTTGTAATCCCCAAAGACGCAACACTTTACGAGGTCTACAAATCGGGCATTATTACATGGCTAATGAGGCGCGGGGTTATTCCCGTTCCTAATGCCGTACATTTCCGTTACTACGAAATTTACCAAGCATACATTTCGCAAGGCATCAACAAAACCAAGGCTGTGAAACTTACCGCCGATGAATCAGGCGTAACCGAAAAAACAATTTGGAAGGTTCTTCGGATGATGAGCAACTAGCAGTCGTTGCCCCTGTTATCGCGGACTGGTTTATGGAAACAACTAACCGCAATTGGTTACTAACCGAGCAAGGGTAGCGGCTTACATTATGTACCGCTGGAACTTTGTTCCATGCAAGGAGACATCTTCATTGTCGGCCAAATCGGCTCTGGACAAAATGAAAGCGGGCAGTTTGTTCGTGGTGTTGAACTTGTAGACGTAATCGCGCAGTTCCGGGCAATCCCTGAAAATCAGAAAGAAATCACGTTAGTAATCGACAGCCCTGGCGGATATGTCGATACAGGCGATGCCATCTATAACTACCTCGAAAGCAAAAAGGCAGAAGGCTACACCATCACCTGCATCCAGCGCGGAACCGTTGGCAGCATTGCAACTAAGATTTTTTTGGCTGGCAACAATCGCGTTGTCAATAGCGCAGAGCAATTTTTTATTCACAACCCGCTGGTGCAGAATGTTACCGGTGATGCGAATGTGATGCAGGCGGTAGCCAATCAATTGCAGATCAGCAAAGAAAAACTTCTTGCCTTTTACGCTGAAAAAACTGGTAACAACAAAGAGGCTTTGGAGCCTTTGATGGATGCCGAGACAAGCCTGACGGCTGATCAAGCCGTAGCCCTGGGCTTTGCAACCGAAGTGATCACAACCGAAAAAGAATTTGCAACCATAAACACACACCTAATGGACTTTAAAAAGGAAATCCAAGCCTTGAAGGATTTGGCTAAAGTATTTCGTCAAAAAGCCGAAGCAATGCAGGTACAACTTGCGGGCGGTCAAATGATCAGCGTGGAAAGCGCAGACGGCAATTTACAAGGTGCAGCAACAAATGCTCCCGATGGTGAGCATGCTCTGGCCGATGGACGGACCATCGTGGTAGCGGGAGGCAAGATCACAGAAGTAAAAGACGCAGCACCGGCAGCCGAAGCAACCAAAAAGCCGGAGGAACAATATGTAAGCGTGGCCGCTTTCAAGGAGTTTACCGAGTCGGTGAATGAGGCTTTAAAAGCCATCAAAGAAGCAAAAGACGCAAGCGCGGCAGAGTTGGTTGACATCCGCAACCAAATCAAAGGCGTACACACCCCGCCCAAAAAGCGCGAGAACGCCAACCAAAAAGGCGCTGGCGCTGGCGAAAAACTCAGCCACAAGGAACTGATGGCCCTCCGCGCTGGAGGTAAAATCGAAGAGTACAAGGAAGAATATTTCCGGGCCTACGGAGTAGAGCCGCAACTGTAAAAAAACACCCACAAAAAATAGAAAAACAAAATGGCAGGTCTACAAAAAGAAATCTGGATTAGCGAGTTGAAGGAGAACTTCTACTCCAATTACGACTACTTGCAGCGTGTTGAGGATATGTCTCAATACGTTGAGTTCAACACCATCAACCTTGCAGCCGTTGGCGCTGATCCGGTGGTGACCAAAAACAACGCATCTTATCCCATCGTTGCGGCACAGCGTACCGATACGGCAATCGCTATCACGCTGGATTACTACGACACCACCACCACCCGCATCTACTGGAACCGGGAAGAAGTGGAAGCCGAGTATGACAAGCTTAAGTCGGTGATGAAGCAGCACAAGAGCAAGCTGATTCAAGATATCGTAACCGAGTGCTTGTGGAACTATGCGCCCGCAACCGCTGCCGCTGGTAACGTAGCTGTTACCGGAGCAAACCGTGCCGCTGTTATTGGCGCACAAACTACGGTAGCCGCCACCATGACGATCAACGACCTGCTTGGCGTAAAAGAACGTTGGGATGGTCTTGACCTGCCGCAGAATGGTCGGATTGGCGTATTGAGCGTTCAGCACTTGCGCGACTTGATGGCGCAGGATGTGTCGCTGTTCAAATCGTTTGCCGATGTGAAAAATGGCGCACCGGTGAGCCTGTACGGAATTGATCTGTATGTGGCCGCAAACACCCCGCTCTTTACCAAATCAACTTTGGCTAAGAAAGCCTTTGGAGCCGCTGCCGATAACACCAACGACTGCGTTGGCTCGGTATTCTTCATTGCCGATCAGGTGATGAAGGCAATGGGTTCCATTGATATGTTCTATTTGGAGAAAGAGCGTAACCCTGCGCAGCGTGCCGATGAGGTAGGATTCCAGATGCGCTTCAAGGGTGTGCCTTTCCGCACGACCAACTTCTATCAGCAGTCACTTGTTTCCAACCGCGCATAATCAACCTAATCATTTAAAACTATGGCAAAAGAGAAGGCAGACATCGGATTGGAAAGACCCAAAAACCAGAAAGACCTTGCCGAGTGGTACGTTGTACTCCACGAGAAAAATCTGCAAGAGGCAGGTGTGGATAGCATCCTTGCCACCACTGACGGTGAGGTTTTCTGGAATACGATCAAAGGCGCAAACGCCTGCGCCAACTACTGTCGCGGGCGGATGGATGCCAACGGTCAACCGGTAACGTTCAAAGAATTTAAAGCATAATCATGCCAGGCTGCGATCAAATCACACTTGGCGCATTGTACGATTGCCAAAACCCGCTGCAAGGCGGGGCAAAGGCTAAGTTGGTTTTGATCAACTTGGACGACTTCGGCAGCGTAACGGTGAACGCCAATGACATAATCACCAACTTCACCTTATTGACGAACAGGGCCGGGTATCTGTTCGAGGGTTTCAAAAACTCGCTGGTGAAGTCCGAGGAAATGGTAAACCCGGATAGCAAGCAATCGGTATTCCGTCACAAGATTGACTTTACCGTGTTTGATATTTCACAGGTTCAAAAGAACAACTTGCAGCGCATGGCGTTGGGTCGCTTTATTGCGATTACCGAAAACACGCAGAAGGGCGCAAACACTTTTGAGGTGTACGGATTGAACAGCGGCCTTGTGATGGCTCCCGGTGTACTGCGGGCCAGCAATGCCAACAATGGCGCGTTTAAGATCACCCTGCAATCGGCAGAAGGCGAAGAAGAGGTTAAACTGCCGCAGACGCTATTCAGCACTGATTACACCACCACGTTAAACTTGGTGACAGGCTTGACGTTCCCGCCTTCAATTACCACGCTCTCGGTCACGACAATCTTGGTCGCTGGCGGCACGGCTGTAACGGTAACAGGTACAAACTTCTTTGGGGGTGTTGGCGTGAACCAGGTGACAAGCGTGGTATGGGTAAACCAGACCACAGGCGCACGGGTCAACCAAGCATCCTTCACCGTTGCATCAAACACGTCCATCACGCTCACATCGGTAGCAGTAGCCGCTGGCCCTTACAAGCTGGAGGTAACGACTACACGAGGCGTGGCATTGAGTACGGCAATTGTAACCGCTTAATAAAGGGGCTTAGGGTTAGGGTTTATTTAAATGGAAAGAAAGAGGGGCGGGTTATAAATTTTAGCCTTGCCCCTTTTTTTTAAAACGTAAAGAAATGGCAATACCAAGAGACGGTTTAGGAAATTATCAGGGCATCCGAAAAACATTCGTGAGTGCCTTTCAATTGGTGGCGGCAACCAACGCCACCGCATTTGTGACACTTTCGGCAGGCGTGGCCGGTCGCGTATTGCGCCTGTCCAGTATCCGCATCAATGGCGTGAGCTTGACGGCTGCCGCTGTCGTTCGCATTGGCCTGCGCAAGTATAGCACACTGGGCACCGGTGGCACTCTTACCAACCCGGCCATTGCGCAGCAGGTAACCAGCGCGGAAGCCTCCACAGCCGTAATCCGGGCTTATACGGTAGCACCTTCGGGCGGATTGGCCACTCCGGTATCCATCCGGGAGTACACGGTAAGCGCAGCGGCTACGGCTGCCACGGTAGCATCAAGTGAAATTTTTGAAAATCTTGAGACCAACCGCACAGAAGCACCGACTGTAATTGGTGCGACTGAATGTTTGGGGATCGCGTTTTTGGCATCACCGGCAACTGCCGTCACGATGTCGATCACATTGGAATGGACTGAGGACAATAACTAATAAACCTATGGCACAAGTAAAATTCAAAGACGAAAGCGAACGAATCATTTTTGCAGGTCGGCACGAGGAATTGAACTCGGCTAATCTGACCTGGGAAAAATATGAGTGGATCATGCAAAAGCATCCCATGCTCGCAGACAAGTTTATTGTAATCGAGGACGAAAAGAAAGCCAAAAAAGAGGATAAATGATCATTCCGGGCCGCGACCCGGTATTGAAGCGGCTACCTGTCAGCATTGATCATACCGAGGGCATTCAACGATACGACAGGGATAACCGATACCCACAGCGGGCAAAGGAGTCAATGTATCGCAGCTATACGCTGTCGGGCATTATTCCAAAGCTGGCAGGGTTTCTAAACGGTGAGGGCTTTGTAGACCCTGCGCTGAATGATCTTGTCGTCTCTGACCTGACGCGCATCCCGCTGACGGCTCAGATGCTTTTGGACAAGATATGCAAAGACCGCGCATGGATTAACGGCTTTGCCCTACACGTCAATTTCAATGCAAACTTCAAAGTCTCGTCCGTCATGCCAATACCGTTTGAGTATTGCCGGATGGAAGCCATCGAGCAGGACGATGATGATGTCAGGTGCATTAAGTACTGCACCAACTGGGAGCAAGACTACGGAAAGGAAAACTGGGCCAAGGTCATTATTGAATACGACCGGTTTAATCCTGACCATGCCTTTTTGCAGGAGGCTTTCACCAAATGTGGAGGGCCGTTCAACTACAAGGGGCAGATATTCTACTGGACACCGGAGGAAAACCAATACCCCAAGGCAACCTTTGATGCCGTCTTTGAACTGGCACAGGCCCAGTACGAGATCAGCGAGTTCACCCTGCGCAATGTCGTGAACGGCTTCACAGCCGGGCACATCTTTCTATACCCTGGCAAGTTTGAGGACGACAAGGAGCGCGAGGACTTCAAGTATCGGTTCCGTGAACATAAGGGCGCAATGGGCGCAAACAGCACCATGATCATCGAAGCCGGAACGACCGAGTTTAAAGGTTCCGATTTGATGTACCCCACCACCATCGCAAATAACGACAGGCTATTTGAGTTTACGTCTAACCAGATAGAAAAGGCAATCCTGCAAAACTACGGAATGCCTTATGAGATTATCGGCAAGATGCCGGATAGCGGCTTATTCAATAAGCAGCAGATCGAGGATGCGTACACGTATTATAACGCGGTAACGCGGGATATGCGCAACGAAATCAGCCGGGCGCTGTCGTATTTGTTCAGGTACTTCTGGCAACCTATTGCGTCTGATTTCGCAATACAGCCCCAGAAATATGATACTGGTGGTGGCGCGGCCATAGGCGCACCGGGAGCGGCACCGGCACAGCCGGAAACCGCCCCGGCCACCAACAGTGTATTGACCAACCTGACCGGGAGGCAAAACATCACTTTCCAGCGATACCTCCGCGACTTCGCCAACGGTCGCAATAATTACCAAATGACCAAGACGCTTTTACAAAGTGCCTTTGGGTTTAGTGATGATGAAATCGTGACCATTCTCGGAGAACCTAACCCCGCGCCAGATGCCTAGCCTACTGATCACCATAGATGACATCAAGCAGTTTCGGGCTGTTAGCCTTGACCAGAAGCGGGCCGAGCCGTACATACTGGAGGCAATGGAAAACGACTTGCGTCCGGTACTGAATGACGCACTTTACCGCGACTTTACGCAGAAAGTTTTTTCTGGATTAGACCCCGATTATGCCAAATACCAAAACCTGCTGAACGGCACGACCTACACGGTAAACGGCAACACCTTAAACTATCCGGGCGTAAAGGCCATGCTGGTGTATTACAGCCTATCGCGCATTGTATTGAATAACCAGATCAACGTTACCAGCTACGGGGTAGTGCAGAAAACACTTGACCAAAGCCAGCCGGTAGAGGCCGGAATGTTAAAAATGATGGTCACCGAGTTGCGCAGCATTGCGATCAGTTATCAAAACCGGGTTGCCGACTTTCTGGAGAACAACAAAAGCACGTATCCGCTTTACGGGGCAATGGAGCCAAGCACGAACAATATCACCGGTCTTAAATTCTTCGCAGGGTAATGGCAGACAACACACAACTCAATATTGGAACGGGTGGCGACATAATCTCCACCGATGAGCTTGGCGGAGGCGTTAAGGTGCAGCGCGTTAAGGTTCAGTTTGGAAC